CATATAGAGCAGATTTTTTTAGATTTTCTTATCTTTATATTTTTGGTGGATGTTACTTTGATTGCAAAAGTATTTTAAGGAAGCCATTAAGAAAAATAATACTTAAAGATCAAAATAATATCCTTATTAATGATATAGGAATACCAGGCCTATTGACAACAATAATAATTTCTGAAAAAAATGAAAAATTTTATAAATGTATTGAAACAATAAAATTGTTAATAAATAATAGAATATATAATTTTAAATATTTATTTTTGGGCCCTATTATTTTTAAGGATGTTTTTAAAAATGAAAAAATAGATAAAAAATATACTTTAGTACCATTATTACCTGAATTACGGGGAATAATAGATCAAAATAAAAATGTTATAGTAATGCTTCATTATAAGGGATATTATGATGAAATTAAAAGTAATTTATTATTAGATTATTATGTTATACTTTATAAACAAAGGAAATTATATTTTATTAAATATAAATACAATAATCCTAGATACAAAATCTTTTTTGTTCCATACAGATATTTATCCGAAAAATTTGATGTTAAACTTACTTTTAGCAAAGAAAATCAAAAAGATGAAGATCAAATTGTAGTGATCAAAAAAAGAGGATGGAAAAGCGATCTTTTAATTAAAATTATTGATGAAAAATTAGATCATGAATATTTAATTAAAATAGGACCATCTAAAGAATGGAAAAAGGAAATTAAATTTAGATAATTAATTTAATTAATCAATAAACTATTTTATTATAATTATATAGTTAAAAAATATTCCATAATGAATATTTTCAATTAGATCAATTATAAAATTATATCAATCATATTAATCTATATGATTATTATATTAATAATCATATATATCCGTTAGTCATAACATATTATTCCTAAATATATTACAATTTATAAATTAACATATTAAATATAGTAATATAATGTAAAATGTTATAATTGTATCAGTTATTTTATTATATAATCACTATTATTAATGATAAATTATATTTATAAGTTTACCATTAAATTATATTAAAATTGATTAATTAAATATTAATAATTAATCGAATTAATACATTATTAATGTTCATTATTAAAGATTTTGCTAAAGAGTATGAAAATCTTAAAAATGAATGTGACATCGATGGTATCCTAAAATTATGCGAAAATACACTTAATGAAATCACCAAAAATATCGGTAATAATATGTTATGCCAACAAGAATTAATCATTATTAAATGTCTAATGGAATCTATTCGCATCATGAAAAATCCTCATATATATTTTATATTAAAGATCGACGATCATGATAATCAAAAAATAATCATTGAATTATTCCCAGAAGTATCATCTGACTTTATTAAGGAGTTTATTAAAGATTGTAAAGAAGATAATAAAGGATTTCATAAAATATATTTACATTCACTATGTAAAAATAGATTGGATTTTTTTAACACAAATCGTTATATGGATGGGTACAAATTAAACAAAATATCTTTAATCCATAAAGAAAAAACTTATATATGTAAAGACACCAAAAATACAGATTTTTATTTTACCATCACACATGATATTTCAGATGATAGTTTAATTCCTTTTGGAATAATTAAAAAAGGATCTGACATAATAGATTACATACTTAATAAAACTATCCAAAACCTAAAAATACAATATTATAGTCTTTGCTATTATGAGGCTCCGAATCAATATAATCAAAAATATTATTCTGGTTATAATGTAAATAATTTAAAAAATATTTGCATTATTGAAAAAGGGATCCTTAATAGTTATTATTAAAATTTTTTAGGATTTAAAATCCTAAAAAATTTTTAATTCATTTTTAGTTTCACTAATCCATTTAATCCTAATATTATGCCCGATAGATCATTATTAATTTTAATCTACCTTTGGCTATCCTTAATATTGTTGTCCATCTGTTGGAATCGGATACCATGCAATTAATTATTAAATCATTAGAATTAATCAAGATATAACCTACAGTCCTATAATAATAGATGCACACTCTAATTAGATTAATATACCATTATATGTAATACCATATTCTAAAATATAACATTATATTATAGTCCCAAAATATGAGCGAAAATGTTTATATTTCTATGACAACCATACCATCAAGAATCCCAAAATTAAATATTACATTAGATTCTTTACTATCACAAAATTTCAAACCAAAAAAAATTATTATTAATATCCCTAAAATTTCTAGAATTACCCAACTCCCCTATGATATACCCCAATTTATTAAAAATAATCCAAACATATTAATTAATATTGTTGAAGAAGATATGGGACCTATACTAAAATTACTCCCATCTCTTAATATAGTAGGCCCCAATGACCTGATTATAACGGTAGATGATGATATTATTTATCCTAACAACCTAGTAGAAATATTAGTAAAATACTATCATTTATACAGTTCAATAATCTGTCTATCAGGTATACATATCAAGTTAATGGATAATGATATTAAATTACACCGTGACCATCGGAATATGGCGAATGTAAAGATTAGTGAAGCCTTTGCTGGTGTTATTTATGCTAGATCTTATTTTAAAGATGACTTTATAGATTATGTTAAGGGTCTAATCTCTAATATTAAATGTTTAAAAAGTGATGATCTCATCATATCCAACTATTTATATAATATTAATAAAATAGTTATTAATAATAAAGAATTAAATGTGAAAAAAATTAAATACAATAGTGACCCTATATATTCTTTAAACTCTGAAGGCACAAAAATTAGATATAAAAAGGTTATCAGATATCTAATATCACAAAAGAAATATTTATTAGATTAAAACGATTAAAAATCATACAACTATTTTTATAAATTAATAGGAATATAAAATATACTGATTTAATTTTAAAAGTATAACGTACTAGGATATATTTAATAAAAATAAAATTATTTTAATTAATATTGGTATTCCCCATGAGAAAATGACCATAAAACTAATAGGAAATTAAATATAATATATAATTCCCAGATGTTGGATAGAGTTTTTAATCAGTTCGATATTCTTCAACTTCAAAATAGTACTCTATCTTCTGGAGATTGGTTTCCAACGAGTGCAAGTAGAAGTATTTCACAATTTGCAGCAGTACTCGATAAATTTCTAGCCAGGGTGCCCCACTAACCAGATTCCAAATGGATAAATTTGATGCATTAAAACAAAATATTAATCAGTTTCAACTCAGCTATACTGCAGGCACAACTTTTGATTTTAGCAATTTGCGGAATATTTTTATAACAAATTATTATTATGTCGATGAACATCCTTCAAGTATCGCATTGGATATGACCAATTCTTCGGGTAAAAATATATCTGGTAGTGCATCTTCACCTTTTTCATGGGACATGTCAGATTTTAGAGTAATGTAGACCTTTCCTCAATAAATGGTCATTTATTCTGGCTAAAAAAAATTATATAATAAATATATAAATAATGCCTGATTATGTAAACGACAATTTTTCCATATATCAGGACACTAGTACTATTAATTATAATGTTGACGGTTTATCAGGAAATTTATTGTCCAATTCATTTTATTGGAAACCATTGAATTCAGGAAGGTTTATTTCGCAATATTCCCAAACGGATAGTAATACTTTAATTAGACCTCCGGGTGCTCCACCAGGTACTAACGGATATTATATGAACAAAAATAAAACAGATTTTTTTATACTTAGTTATATACCTATAACTGGTTATTTTGATTTTAGCAATCTAACTAGTATTAATATATCATCCTATTATTTTGCCGATAATCCACCTATTCATGTTGATTTATCCCTTTCAGATAGTTTTAATAATACAAAAGGTTTACCAATGGGTACTAGTAATTTGACCAACGGATTCTCACTTTCATGGGATATGACGGATTTTTCCCAGTTAGATCTTTTCCAAATATCATCGTTTAAATTTAGTATAGAAACTAATGGTAATGGACTTATAAATGGAACAGATTATGCGGATCTTATTACTAGTATTTATAGTATACCAGTATGCGTGGCCAAAGATACCAAAATATTAATGGCCGATGGTACCCAAAAATTGGTACAAGATATCAAAAGAGGTGATATTATAGCGGATGATCCTCTGATCAAAAATAAAAATCGTGTTGCCCGATTAGTTACCATTAATCTTGCGCCAGAACAAAAGTTTAGCTTTATTAAATTAGAAAAAAATTCTTTAGGAAAAAATGTACCTAATGATACATTAATACTAAGCTATAATCATCCGATATTTTATAAAGGATATCGTGTTAAGGCTAAAGCTTTTAGAAAATTTAAAGGTGTAAAATATTATTCCAATATTAATGCCGCCCAAATTCTACCCAAGGACGAGAATAATACATATACACTCTATAATATCCAATATGAACATCGTGGATTTTATGTGGCCAACGGAGTTACCATCGAAAGCCTCCCGCCTAATTCCGCCCTATACACCCTACCAGAGGATTTATATTTTAACGAAAATATTACGCGCGAAATACCACCATTGGTCAACAAAATACCAAGAGATCCTAAAAAATAATGGATATCATCATTTTACCCTAAAATTAGGATAAAATAATGATATTATTATTTTACCCTAAAAGAAATATTGCGATAGATTTCCATACTATCCTCCATTCTGATAATTATCTTATAATTTCCCTGTATAGGTGGCCGATATTTTTGGCCGGTATGATCATCCGATACTTGCCAATATATATTCCCAAGATCGTCCTGTAAAATAATAGTATATTTTTTATCGGGATCCCGGTCAAAAAGTATTACAGGCTCACGGACAAAATATTGGGAGTCTACTAATTGGCCCTCCCGGACCCTTCTATCCCCTACTATCAAAAAAATATACTTTTTCTGATACGCTTTTTGTTCGAGAAGCTTCATTTTTTTCCGTTCCTTAAAATAATGTAGGAGGATGAATATGGCCGTATTTGGATCTAATATCATCCTAAAAATATTATTGACCAGAAAATCCTGAAGAACGAGCCCTATAACATAGCCAAACCTAACAAATGGATATTCCAAACTTTCTAAAACCCCCATAAGGAGCAATATTGCCTTTTGTAGACTATATAATCGGACAAAACTAAAAGAAAGTATAATACCATTAGTCGAAAAAAATTCAAAAATACGCAATATTATCCAGGACAAAGATGGATATAGATTTTTTGGAAATTCTAAACCTTCCAAATGTCCGTCCAATATTATTTTCTCCTTTTCCGGTTCCTTATATTCTAAACTTTGGTATATATTGGCACCACCCGTCTGGAATCCCTCCTGAATTACCCTGGACATATCAAAGATCTGGGAAAGAATCTCCCGACTCTTTTGATGCCATATTTTGCCCGTCTTAATAGAGTATAAATGGTACTCTAATAGTTCTTGTTTAAACTCATCTATCCTTAGATTTTTTATCTTTTCAAACCATTTTTGACTAATCATGTTCATTAAACTGTCCAAAATACCATCATAATTTTGAAAAGCAATTTTAATGATTATATCCAAAATAGTACGCATCTCCAGCTCATCCTCAAATATATTGATCCTACCTATTGTTCCAAAATCTATGAGTGTTATCGTACCCTGTTTGTCAGAATAAAAAATATTACCGGCATGCAAATCTCCATGGTAAAATTTATCATGGACTAAAACTTTAAAAAATTGATATACTAAAAGATCCAGTCCACGGTATAAACGGGCAATATATTTTGTATTTTTATACTGAATATTTTCGGCCTCCACCAGCTTGCTCAGGGGGATCCCTTCGGCTAGTGTCATGGCTAGTGCATACCAAACGTCCGGCCGGACAACATCTGGTAGATATTCCACCGTTAGTAGACGCATGGGGACATCCAAATTCAGGACAGAATAATTTTCAGGATAATATTCGGAAGCAATCCTAATATTTTCAGCCTCATTGGTCATATTCAACTCTTTTCCCGTGGATATGAGCAATGATCTGATAAAATTTTTCCCGTCAGGATCCTCCACAATATTATACAGTGTTCGATACTCCCAACAAGATTGTACTATTGATATTGGTTTTACCAGTTTAATCACGAACCTCTTATTAGTATCCACCCGCCTCACAATAACCACATGTCCTATGGAAGCAGCATAATTTTTTTCAATGTCATAAAGTTTTCGATCCAGGACCGCACTGTCCAACATTAAATCTACCTCACGTTCCTCCAACATAGGATACACCAGTTTGCCCAAATTATATCTTTCCAAAACTTCTTTTGAAAGGGCCGGTCTAACTAATTGTAAAATTTTTAGGATAAAAGGTCCCGAATTTAAGAGTATTTGACCGACAAAAAAGGACACCAACTTCTCTCTAGGTATTTTTTTGCGCAAATTTTGGACGGTCGAACGATAAATTTGTGCCCAAACTATTGGATGTAATTTCGTATAATAAACTTCCAAAATCTTTGTAATAACCTCCTTTAGAGGTCCAATCGTCTCCGGCAGGAGCTCCCCCAATTCCTTGCGGACCAGCCCACCGGATAATGATCCTATCAACAATGTCCTAATATCCCTAATAATTTTATTAAACCATCCGACAATATCATGGTCAATATTTTCCAATTTTTCCCATAAATTAAAAATATCCTGACGAACACGTTGACGCCGTTCTTCACGACCTAATTTGCGCAAACTTGCAAAATATCCTTCTCCCAACATATACATGTATACATCAAGAACATGACACCAACAATATTGCTTTAATTGTCTAAATATATTAATTAGTGTGTCCAAAAAATTTCTACTGATATAAGGCTCTGTCCCATTTCTGGACAGATATTCGAGCGCCAAATCCTCCAAAATTATCCGAACATCATTATCCTCCATCAAAATTTCCAAAAATGAAAGTATTCTTTCTACATTACGACATCCTTCAGGAGCATGTGCAATCCTGCCCAATATTTCTTCCCAGGAACTTTTTAAAAGACTATAGTATTGCTCATAAGTAACATCAGGACGAACACAGACAATATGATAGCGCATGGATTCGTCTACAAAATTTTTGACCATTCCAAAATTAAGCTCACTAACCTGATCGGCCATTTCTCCCAGAATACTAAAACATTGAGGTTCCATTAATATTATAAATTTACTATAAATAATAAAATATTTCCTATAAGTATAAATGGTGCGAGGAAGTTCAAGATCCCGTTCTCGAACACGGAGCAAGAAAAAGACAACACGCTCACGTTCTCGGTCACGATCCCGTTCTAGAGCAAGACTGAGTATGGAAGGGGGTGCCCGTAGATCAAGATCAAGAACCCATTTACGCGGACTGGCAGCCGCATCAAAGGCCACGCGTGAAAGAGTTGCGCGTCTAGGGGGAGAGGCACATCGAGGAATGCATTATAGACATCATAAATGATGAGGATGATTAATTATAATTGTAATTAATCATCCTATAAATTCTAAATTTATTTTAATGATCAAAGGCGTCAAAATTAATGGACCTATCAATGTGGTTAGGCTTGAAGGTCAGGTAGAAAATATTCCTAAGGTGGTCTATATTTTCTTTGATATTCATCTTGATCTGGATGAACAAACTGAGTGCGATGATCCATTCAGTCAAGATGTCAATAAATACCTAATCGAATCTTTCTATCAGTTTAACCGGGGAGAACAATTTTATGATTTTTTTCTGGAAATTTTTCCGGGCGAACTAAAATCTTCTATAATCCTCCCAACACGTGAAAAATATATCGAAGAATTGGTCAAACTATTCCGAAAATTTTTCCGCTACAATCCTAAAACCAATAAAATATCCATCAATGAAATATTCCAAAAAGTCAGATTACATTACATTGATACGCGTAACTTTTATTTTAATATGGAAAAGTTAGACCATATTGGACATTTATTACGTAATAAGTGCGATTCAACATTAATTTGCCTCCAGAATATATATATAATCCTAAAAGAATTCCAAAATTATTTTGTCAATATTCTCAATATAATTAAACATCAGTATCCTACCGTTACCAAAATAAAAATAATCGGTAGTGAAAATATTATTGACTCAATTAAATATGTTTTCCATAAAATTCGGGAAAAGTATAAGCACAAACAAATTAAGAATATTATTAATAGTCTCCTCCAAAACGAGATCCAAAATCTGTCCAAATTAGCATCAGATCTAGAATATATTATCCAGGAAGTTGATGAATATATTAAATATATTTCAAAAATAAATAATCATCTTTACTATGATGAAGATTTATCACGCTATTCTTATGGCCTTACAGAGATTAAAATATTGCAAATATTAGGAAAAATAAATTCAAAAATAGATTATTTTTCCTATAATTACCTTTATATTTTTTCCCGTATCATGGACCTCTATGCATTACGTAGAATACTCGATAAAGATTACATTACACACGCCATCATTTATAGCGGAGCATCCCATTCTATAAATTATGTATTTAATCTGATTAAATATTTTAACTTTACCATTACACATGCCGCCTATTCTAAAATAAAAAATCTTAAAAAATTAAATCTTGAAATTTCTAAAAGATCAGTACCAAATTTAGAGGAATTACTCTGGCCACCCTACCCTATCCAATGTTCTGATATCAGTGGATTCCCAAAAAATTTCCAATGAATTCATTGAGAAATCATTTTAATGATCTTATCATAATTAATTAATTAATTATGATAAGTACATCGAAAATTATTCCTGATGAAATCATTAAAAGTTATTTTTAATGGGATTAATTTATAATAATTTTATGAGAAGAAAATAAACCTAAAAATAATAATGAGAATAGTAATCCCCGCTAAAGCAGCCGTAATAATAACTATGGCCCTAAGGATATTATAGGCCTGCTGATAGGTTTCTGTTTCAGGACACTGGGATGACCGTAATTTAATAATAGCAACTATAGCAATTATCATCAATGTCAAAAATATCAATGTTAAAAGTATTAAAAAAGCAAGAGACATTCTATACTTTTAGTAGATTTTTTCTAAAAGGAAAATAATAGATGTTGCTTCTCATGATAAATGCTCAGAACATGATGGGAATGTTCCGGAACCAAAAATAGTCCTAAAATTAGTCTTCCCTGTAAAAATCAACCTACCTATAGGTTTTAAGATTATCCTATCACGCGACCAGAAGGAATATTACGTTGGAGGAATACCTAAAGAACCTATAAATCAAATTATTTTACCATCCGGATCATTATTATCATTTTCCTATCATAGTAATTATGACTATGATGATAGAATATGCAAATTTATTAAAAAAATAAAACATCATCTTCCCATGGAAATCATATTTTGGACCAAAGAACCATTGATCGCAAGACCTATCCCTGGTTCAAGCCTCAAATTGCTCAAGGATACACAACTTTATGATAATGAGAACATTAAAATATTAGAGAAAAATATATTGGCCACAGTCTATTAATGGGTAGAATTCTCACCAGTCCACAAAAACAAATAATAATCAATATTAAAAATGACGGAGAAAAAAAAGCGTACATATGGTTATATTAAAAGCAAAGAAGATCCACGTGATCTTCTAATCAGTTTTAAAAATACAAAAACAAGCCAAACTTTAAAAACATCAACGGAAAAAAATAATGATGATATAAAACCAATATTGATCTTTAATCTGGCAAAGATCCTGACGGACACACAATTGCAGGCACTTTCTCAGATCGATCAGGGAGAACTAGGTTCTTGTACGGCTAATGCTATCGCCTATGCATACGCTTTTGATGAGATCAAACAAAAAAATTCTGAAATATTTTTACCCTCACGACTTTTTATCTATTATAATGAACGATTAATTGAAGGAACAGTAGACTCCGATTCAGGGGCAGAACTACGCGATGGAATGAAGGTCATCAACCAATATGGAGTCTGTGATGAACATCTTTGGATCTATGACCCAACCAAATTTGCCGTAAAACCTCCTGATAATATTTATCGGGAGGCCAAAAAAGCTAAGGCTATCAAATACTATCGTATTGATCTTTCAAGCGATCAGGCGCCCGAGGATCGTGTCAACCATCTTAAACGGGCACTAATTAATGGATTCCCATTTGTATTTGGTATTATGGTTTATGAAAGTTTCGAAAGCGATCAGGTGGCCTTTACCGGAATTGTACCTATGCCCCAATCAGGAGAACAACTTTTAGGAGGTCATGCAGTTTGTGCTGTTGGTTTTGATGATACACAGGATAATGGATACTTTATTGTCAAAAATTCTTGGGGTCCCAACTGGGGAATTAACGGATACTTTTATCTACCATATGGATATGTAGCCGATCCTAATTTGGCCAGTGAATTCTGGATTGTCCAGACGGTTACCAATCCCAAGGACATCACCAATTATTCTCCAAATGATATCTTTCCGGATGCACAAAATCTAGACATTCAACCTTCTTAATTGTTCTATATTTTTCCGATATCGTTCACCATATTTTTGATAAAAACATAAACTATTAAAAAGTGCCATACCTAATTTCTCATGGGGATCAGTATATCTGCTCGCCATGAACAACTCTATGAGTATAGTTTGTTCTTCCCCCAAAAAATCTAATAATTGTATTCGGAATGTCCTCCATATAGGAAGACTTGACAAATATCTTAGTGTAAGAATTTCCAAAGTAGAAAAATAGATGGACAAATAAAAGCATGGATTAGTACGCCTAATATAATGATGGTCCATAATCTGTTTGACCAGATCTACCTTTCGGTATAATAGTTGTGACCTATTTTTATCATAATAAAAATAATAATTAGAATCAAGCATCCGGAACAAACGTTCCGGATAGTTCTCCAGCCGATATCTTTCCAAAAGAGGTATCAAGATTACGGCCATAATTTGTCGTTCCAATTCGTAGGATAATATACACATTGATGTCCAAAAATTATAAAGTATTTCATAATGTATATTGGTCAATAAAGGTATCATTTGGTCCAAAAAAGTGGCACAAAAGGAAATAGAACCTTTATCATATATATAAACTATCTTTCGTACATTCTTCAAAACAATGTACAATAATTTACCTATGATATCCTCACGAATATTCTGATTTATCTGGCTAATATAGTCCAGAATTTCCTTCAAAATGTCCAAATATTTCGCATCAATTAATGGTTCCATTAAAATCCTGGACAAAGTTTCTAATGGTGAGGCTAAATAGGCTTTTAAATTATGTGTTAAACCTTCTAAATCTATACCATCTGTCTCCCAACGAGGAACATTAATTAATGACATTGGAATCATCATTCTTCCATTATTCCCAGGTATCTGGATGATTAAATGTATTTTTTGACCAGACCTTTCTAATTCTTCCAATGAACTGTATATATAAATGTCCAGATCTAATCCATGCTGAGATCTTATAGGATCATATTCATTTTTACAGGATGTACTCCCTAGGTTCCCTATAACCAGTGAACGTAGACGGTAGGGTTTGTCCGTACAACAAACGACCTCATGTCCGACAAGATAGTTCATGAATCTTAAACTATGCTCATTATTGGGTATAATGGCCACTCTAGGTATCATTTTATGATGTTTGATGACAAACATCATAAAAAATATCTTTTTCAAATTCTAAATGAATTTTTGTAATTCTTCAATATTATTTTTAAGGGAAGCCCTCCTTTCATTATTACAAAATATTTCTTCAGAAAATAATGCTGTTTTTAATTTTTCATGATCCCCACAGTATCCTTCTAAATAAATTTCTACCAATTGGAGCATTCGAGAACCTAAATGCTCATAAATCATATGACGATATTTTTTCCAAACTTCTTGCCTTTTTAAAACTTTAAGAGTGAGCATATCTGTATCACCTATCAGTACCAGATAATAAAAATCAGAATTCATCTTACGTATGGCATCTTTCCCTAGAACCTCGCTAATAAAGTAACAATCTTCCCCTAAGGATACAATTCGACCGCTCGATGTATCATATCTTAATAGATTGGACATTGTATAAAAATTAAAATGGACCATATCTTCAATAATTTTACCATAATAAGCTTTCATATCCATTACAGAAAGCAATCGAACGATCAAAAGTGCGGACAATTGTTGGATACATAGATATTCTAAATGGTTCGCAGGGTACATCTTCCAATTAAGATAAAGATCTTTCAATCTCAGATCATTCTTGATATAATTTAATAAAAGTTCGCCTACCAAAGCCGCTAATATATAAGTCTGTCCATCCTGATTGTATACATGATAAGGATCCGCCATAATATATTTTAGAAAATGGAAAATATCTGTTTCTTTTTTATCTTTAAGACATTCCACCAAATGTTTCATACCATTTAAAGGTTCTTTCTGAATAATAGTTTGATAAATATTTTTCAATGTAGTTAATGGTATCACCATAATAGTCTTAAGATATTCTTCCAATTTTTCTACGAAACCATCCGGATCACTATTCTCATTACTAATGATATGACGTAATAAAAGTAGATGGGCACTAATCCTAAAATAACCGTTCCGAGGTTCGGATGCAACATCTATTTTATTAATAATTTTCCATATCTTTTTTGACGGCCTTTCTAAAGAATATGAGAAATGCCTAAGGACGGATTCTTCCAATAAATTATAAAAAATTTGGGCATTACTATCTTCATTTTCTGGATCCGTTATATAAATTATCAGATCATATAGTACTATTTCTCTTTCAAAAATTTGGAATATTTCTGGATAATCTTTAAAACCGGGATATTCATAAACGTTCATTTCTAAATTGGCCCATGACTTATTCGGACCATTATTCCTTATTTGATATACAATAATTTTACCTTTTCCAGGAACTATCTGTTCGGATCTTTCTCGGAGTGCCTGTATTAAACTTGATTTCCCTACAGCTGACCTATAGGAAATAAAGGCTACTTTCGGAACATAAATATCCATCCTAAAATATTGTTTTAATTTTAGTATCAGATTTTTTTTTCAATAATTTTAAAAATTGAACTTATTAATTTTAATTATCCAATCCACAAGAGTGGATTAAAAAGCTGTCTTTTATTTTTATAAAATATACAATATATTATATGAGCACATTAATCTTAATTAATGATCCTTTTTTAAATCCACAAAGATCCTCACAATCATCACCTATTACGCCAAAATGGTATCCAGAATATTTAAAAAGGAAACTCATCGGAGATGCAGAAATTAATGGTTTTGGTCTACAAGTTATGCATAATGGGACTCTAGAATATACTACCGAAAATCCTTTAGATCTTAGATTCTATGGTAGTATCAGCCTAGTAAATTTATATAATTTAACAGGAGGTCCAACGGATGCACAACTAACTATTTATATTAACAATATAAAAGGTGCTACTAAAAAATTCCATTCAATAGGTAGAACTTTGACCGATAAATCCCAAATCATCTGGTCTACAGACGAGTTTGCCGCCATCAATAATGTTACATCCATCAAATTTGATATTAATGTCATAATGGGCATTATCGTAGCAGAATCATTAACGAGTGATATCCGGTCCCCATTAACCGATATTTATGATCCTCTTAATATTTATCAATTTATACATAATAATGGTAATTTGTATTATTCTAATTGGAGACCCATCGGATTTAATAGGATTCTAGAAAGAACTGGCCAATGTAATATTAAAATAGTAAATGGTTGTGATATTGTAATTCTAAACGGTCCTAATAGTACAGGAACTGCCTCTATTACCTATTCTAGTACCAATGGTGTAGATGTTGGACACCTTTATTCGGTAAAAATAAACAATATTAGAATGCATAGCGAAGAAGGGGAACCTAAAATATTTGCGTCCGCGGATATTTATTGGACTTTTAATGGTAATAAAAGTCGTACTAAAAGTTTCCTATCTGATCTACAATCAGATGGAAGTATTATTTGGTACCATTATGAACTCCCTATAGTTAATGTAGGACTGGTTACACGATTAACATTGACAATTTCATTAAATTCTTTAGTTAGAATTGGATTTATATCTTTCAGTAATATTACTAGTACACTTACTTAAATAATCACTTTATGCTTTCCGGCAGGTTGCCGACATAAAGGACATAAATATGATTCTTTGATCAAATAATCATCTATACAGATACGATGCATCATATGCCTGCAGGGTAATATTCTAACCAAATCAGATTCTACGAAAGTCTCACAACAAATAGGACATTCAGTATTCAGATAAGTTTTAGAATCCTCACCATTATGAATAATTTTTAAAGGTATTTGATCGAGATCTTCTACGACATGTTTTACATTATCATGTATCTGTAAATTTTCTACAATGGGATCTATAATATATTGTATATTAATAATATTACCTGGCTGTAAATTTTGTAAAATATTTTGGAATATTTGCTGAAAGTTTTGTTGAAAGTTAGGCATTGTTCTAGATAATATATATTGGACATCTGGTATTGCATGGTTCATAATATAATATTGATTGGCTACATTATAATGTTCATCGGTCGCTTCTATTCCTAAATCTGAAAGTTGGATTCTAACAATTTCCCTAATATCTTCTAAATTCATTATAATATAATTAATAAATATAAATTTAAATTTGATTTTTTAATCCATTTAGAAACTATCCACATAAATAATATATGCTTTTCTATATTAGATGTCCAAGTTGTGGACGTATCATTGCCTACCAATTGGATCAATTTTATAATGAATTAGAATCTATAAAGGATAATCCAAAACTTTCATCCAAAGAAAAAATAGAAGAAGCATCGCGTATTTTTCTGAAATATGCATCACGAATTTGTTGCCGTATTAGACTAATGGGCTTAATACCCTACCATCAGATTGTAATTACATAATCTATCAATCTAATAAGATAAATTATATTGTCAGCTAATGGTGTCAAGTATTCATTATTTACCAAACAATTTCGTTCTAGAAAGTAGTATACTCTCTAAAACGAGCTATATTAGTAATATCATTATCTTGATATTCTAGTTCACGTATTATACTGACAATATAACCGTTAGCAATACTATCTTTGTATACTAATTCATACATTATATAGATACTTTACTAACATTCTAAATGAAATTATTTGCTACGTTTTCGTCCCCGACTCCGACTTCTACTGGTCCGACTTTTACTTCTGCTCCGGCTCCGACTCCTACTTTTGCTCCTTCCCCGACTTTTGCTTCTACCTCGACTATGTGTTCGGGTATATCCTGGAATACTTTCCGAAAGACCAAATTTTTCGCGAACCCAATATGCATCCTCCCGGAAAATCTGGGAAAGTTTAGGATCCTGCCGTTTATTAAGTGTTGCGACCGCCATTAATTTACGGAAGAGCGAAAGGGGATTTTTAATATGTTGGTTGGCTTTCTGAAGGGCCTGGTGACGCTCGCCCACAGAAAGATTTTTAACATCACGATATCCAAATTTACGTAGAACATCATGTTCTAAAACAAAAGGAATTTTATACCCTTTGCCTGGTAGTCCACGGTCCGGAATACAGGTTGGCGGAACAATTGTCTCACGAACATAGGCGCTCCTAACCGGACTACCACTACTCCTTCGATAGGATTTTCTCTGATAGCCCCTGCGATAATAACCTTCACGCATAATTTCGCCGGGAGGACATCTTAAGTGTCCATAACGACTATCTACTTCACTATGCATTTTTTTACGTTCTTCCAAAATGGTCCGGTCAACCTCGGACCGTTTAATCCCACGTGCACTGGTAGCAGGTATACAAGTATCGGGTACATAGGTACCATGTACCCGTGATGGTCTAACATGGGTACCATCACCCCGAAGATAACCTTTACGTACATAACCTTTCCGATAGTACCCTTTGCGCAAAATTTCACCTGGAGGACATTTACTCTGTTCCATATCAGACTCGCTGGACATAATGTGCTCTATATTTTTGCAATATTTTATATAAAGTTTAGCCATTAGACCAAAATAATGTATCCTATTGTACTATTGGGAAGTCTAACAACTTTTTTTCTATTAGCATCATGGTTAACCTGTTATCCGTGGACTTATTTTTGGCATATGATGAGTTTGACTATTAATCTTTGGGATTTCCTTTATGGTCTAAATCATAAATTAGTACACCAAACTAACAAAAAATCTTTTTTCCAATGGATGTTCTCCAGAATAGACCAACCTTGGTATCGATGGTGGACTACTTTTTATGAACAGAATGCCCATTATGATAAAAGGTATGCATATTCGGACAATCTCATTGTAAGTCTGGCCCAAGCAGAAATTTTGGATGTATTATTTAGTTTTTTGGTGATTGTTACAGGAATAAATCCAATATTGATGATTATTCTGGCCAGTTTCCATATATTCGGAACAGTTGTTTATTTTATGCCACTAATTAGGGGTGATCAGTGGCTTTTTACGAATAATAAATTAGAATTAATATTTCTGGTATGTTTGCCCAATCTAATCTGGATCATAGTACCCATCCTAATGATAGTGGAGGCAAATAATAGACTTTTATAAAAATATATTTTATAAAAGTCTATCATGGTCGAAAAATGTATAATTTTTATGAGACATGCTGAAAGATTAGACCTTACCCAACCCTTCAGATGGCTCCTCCATTTAGGACATCATTGGTCAGACACCCCATTGACACGGAAAGGTCAAAAATTGGCCTATCAAAAAGGAATAGAACTTTCCCAAAAAGGATGGAACATCCGAAAAATCTATACATCACCCTATATCAGGACTATGGCTACCGCCACCCAAATAGCCCGTTCTTTTCCTAGTTCACAAATTATTATTGAACCACTTCTAGCAGAATATCAACCCTATTATCGTCATTTTTTGGATCTTTATCCGGAAGGGATTCCGGACAGTGAGAGTCCCGGCCAACATTTTAGATACCCCGAAGATTATGCACAGTTCGGACGTCGTGTACTCTATACTATTAATTGGATTCTAGATATGGATCCGGATAACACTACTACGCTCATCATTACACATGCTGAATTCCTAAAATACTATTTAGAACATTTACGCAGTTCAGGATTAAATATTCCAGAAATAAATATAGAATATTTAAGTACTTTTTCTATAAAATATAATCTTATAAAACCACCCCAAATTATTCCAGAATCTTTTAGAATAGAATAGTAAAATCTTTCCTAAATATAAGATGAGCTGTCCTTATGTCCGTTATTCAGAACCAAAACGGGAGACGGTTATAGAAAAATTTTCTAGTCCCGTCTCGGCCCGATATCTATTTTTTGTCCTGATAGTTTTGATCCTGGTTGTTATTTTCTATGTATTTTATAGATGGATAAAATGCCGAAGATAAGCCTACTATCATAATATAATGCGCCAAATAATAGGAACGAAGATTTTCTTTCTCATTGATCAACTCCTTCAAAGTATTTTCTAATGTGGTCAATTCTTGACTAATCCGAATAATTTCTGATTCATCCTTAGAAGTTTTATACAATTGTGCCATATTAGATTCAAGATGTTTTTTACGATGTAAAATACTTTTATGCTTTTGATCATAATTTTCTATTTTCTGATGGAATTCGAATAATTGTGTTAGTTCTTGTTCGACTGTTTGGAGAATTTTAGTATTATATGGATTGTAGGCTAAAATCATTAGGATCATCGTTAGAATATTTTTAAGACCAAAATAATTTAAATTTTGATAATTTTTATCGATCTTTCGACACCATTCTTGGAGGAACCCAAGATGATATTCCCAAATAGATTTAATCCTATAAAAATTCTGAGAACAATTTAGTCCGACCACTTTTAAAAAAATATTTAATTGTCCTATAATTTCCTCCCGAATTTCGCGAAGCATACCTTCTAATATACCAGGCTGATCAATATTAGAAGGTAAATTATTAATAAAGGATGCAAGTGTGATCGAATTACCAAATGTAAATTTAGGTTCGCCGTTCATAGAAATAATTATGTTCATTATTATTATACGATAATAAAAATGAACTAATTAATAATATTTTCAATTTTAATGTGTACATTGTAGTACGGCCAAGAGATCATGAAAACGGGCATCCAAAATTTTAGAATCAATCTCTAAGGATGATAAAAGTTTCTGAACGTCTAGTGTACGCCATCTATAGAACCATTTTTTACGGTGTGCTTCTAGACGTATCCGAATAGTTGCTAGATCATGATATATTTCCTGTACAATTTCGATCAAAGATAGTAAAGAAATCTCTATGGGATCACGCAACTGATTTTCCTGGACGACCACTTCGAATAATGAATTACCCAACTTTACATATTTATTAGGATCCTCATGTACAGGTATCCGTGAGGCCCGTGAGGCAATGATTGCCTCAGCAAGTTTAAGCCTACGCTCAATATCCATACTTTTAATCCGCGCATTAACATCCGGATGATCTTGGGTATAAATATTTTTAACAAGTTCATATATATTATAAATCAAAGTACCAATAGTACTAATCCCATGAGCAAATATCGCTAGGGCCATTAATATTAGATCATATATTTATATGAGCAAAAAGTGGATACGGCCGTCGCCTTCCTTATAGATACGATAAAGATCGCCTAAAATACGATAATCATCCATAGGAATTCCATTTATATAAAGTTGGAAACGTTTATGACCCTTAAGGTAGGCCCTAAGTCGATGGATGGCCACCAGTTTAAGATAATGTAGAGTCGTTTCGGACGATACCAGTAATCTACAGCGATCCTGACCATAATAGATTACAACCGGAATTTGCTGCATTTATTTCCTAATAATAGGTTAGATATGCTATATAGAGTCCTAAAATCAATATTAGAAAACCTATTAATAGGAACCAATCAATATTACTTTTCTTATTGGTAAGATAGGCTTCTGATGGATTTTTTGGATTGATCCGAAGATCAACTTTTTTGCCTTTCTGATAATAGTTTTTTTCTAAAGTAGCCAATATTAGATTGGACGTCCAAGGAATATTGTAGGAAAGTTTAGTACCTATATAAACTTTTTTGTTCCAATTATATGTAAAAATAACATTAACACGATATTGTAGACTATATTTACCCTCCGAAAAGAAAAAAACACTATAGTTAGTATAAACTGTACGTGTTTCTAGCCGGGAGTTCAGAATAGTTGCCGCTTTGCGATAAATAGGCCATTTTTCTATCAGTCTAATTTTGGCCAGATGGTATAATCCTATACCAATAATGACCAATCCTATAATTATTAATAGGATTCCTAATAAATATTCTGTCGAAGCAAGAGTTTTTTTGATCTCCCTCCAGATACGGGAGACCTCATGTGATATTTTATTTATGGGACCATTCATATATAAATGTATTAGAAATTCTCTTTGAGAAAATTTCTAATTTCTTTTAGAAATTCTTGACGGATATTGGTATTCGCAAAAATAATTTCATCCAGACTAGTTATAATATTAGGTATATAAGGTTCCGCATAAATATAGGATCCAATACATTTTTTAGACTGGTCCAAAATAAAATTTTCACATATTTTTATTCTGGGCAGCCTAACCACCGAAATATCTACCGCTATATTTTTAATTTCCAAATAATGATAAAAACTACATGTATGTATTCTGGACGGATCAAATTTCCAATAATTGAACAACCCCTGGCGTGTCCTCTCTAATATATTACGCGAATCGGCCACACGCGTCATTAATAATATATGTTCATCGTACAATTCATAAGGCATAATATTACCAGTTCTAATTGGATCCCAAAAACAAAAAGCATAATGTTTACATTGAACCTGAAACATTTTAAGGAATCTTTCATAATAAATCAAAGACTCCGGAGTATCCGCTATATATATAATTGCTAAAGGTCTATCATTTTTATTTTTAAAATAATCCTTCACTAAAGATACACATTTAGAAATGCATTGGGAAACTTCTACCACATCCAACAGAATAAATGGATTTGCCATTTTTATTCTTATTCCATCCAAACTATAAAGTAAGATTACAATATATAAAAAAAATTTCAATATTTAATATTAATGCAAAACTCTAATACTGGCTTCAGCGATTATCAAAAATATTATGAACAATATGGTAAAGATGAACCTAAAACTACAAATGGTAATTATACCAATCCCAATTATAGTAATCCTAACTACGGCAATCCTAATTATGCAGCCTATCCTAAAAATCCTTATTATTCTGCCTATATAAACTCTGGACAAACAACACAGATTAAGAAGGATATGGAAACTACCGAAGAACTACTCCAAAAAATTAAGCGTATGAGCGAAGAACTACAGGATATTAAAAATAAAGTTTTAGAACTGCAGAATAATAATCATCATGTTAAAATATCTAGTGCTAAAATAGCACCACAACAAGGCTATCGGATTAACCATCCTGCACCACAAATGTCCGCTACACTTTACAATCAAGGTTTACCTGTACGTATAACCACACCTAAAGAAACTATTTCTAAAGAAACTGTTAAAAAATAGTTTAGGAACGTCCATATCTACCTGCATAACCGCCTGATGTACCCGATGTACCCGATGTACCCGATGTACCCGATGTACCCGATGTACCCGATGGACCCATAGATCCTAATGGTCTGATTTTAAACTTATCCGTA